CACCTCACTTCATATCTCCGCGAGCGTAGCGAGCCAATCTTCTTTATTCCTCCACCCCCACCCTCCTCCTAGTTTCTACCCCCCTTATTATCAGTCAAGTAACTTTTTCACACTGATTCAGTTTCAGTTTAGTTTCAGTTTTGGGTAATGCGTACGCATAGGTTTAAGTAAAAACGGCTTTTAGAGGTAAATATGCGACCTATTAACATCTCGTTGGACAGCACTACTTGGGAATTAGCCAAAGGAAAGGCAAACTTTAGCGGTTGGGTGCGTCGTAAATTGTTGGAAGAGGTCAAGGTCTCTGATATTAAATATGAATATGAGTGCGTTCATTGTGGAAAGTTCTCATTTTACAAGAAGAGTCATGTGCAAGGAGTTCGATATTCAAATGATTGTACCCATTGCGGAAAAACTGCATTGCTTGTTGGAGGTGGATTGAATGAAGTGCTTTGATTGTGGATCTAATTGTTTGACTGTTTATTGTATCGATACCAATGCAATGGGAAATTCATATCGCTGGGTTATCTCTCCTAGCGCCCTGGACAAGATAATGATGGTCAGGAAGGACTGTATGAATTGCGAATGGCATTCACACCCCACTAAGATACCAGGGGTGATTGAATGATTACCTGGTTTTGTAGATGGTGGTTAGGTATAGAATTGGTTCGCCAATACGCGAAAGGCTGGGAAGCAGGAGTAGATCAGCATCGAATGGAACCAGAATCATGCGAGCATCACAAGACTATTGAGTATTGGGGTGAGGAAGGATATGAAGAGTGGCATGATGAAGACATAGGAGAGTATAATGCTGAACGAGCCGCAATGAATCAAGATCACTACGAACAAAACCCATACGACATGGGTTAAATCATTGTGATGATTAAATGATCCTGGTACTTCCGAGCGCGGAATGCTCGTAAGCCATAATTGCAGGCGTGTAAAGTTCGGTTACAGGATTATAAATTCCACGTGCGCCGAGTTCTGCAGAATGTGTTCCCATTTTCTCACCTAACCAGGCGCCAGTTTCAGCCGCAGATATGACGAGTCGTAACGGCCCAGGCAAAATCTTGCCACCCGCGTTCGATAGAATGTACAGGTAGTAAAGGAATTCTAATGGCGCTTGAAGATCCTCAGGAGAATCAAGGGTGAAATCCAATCTGCTCACACCTGTTGAGAGAGTTCTACGGATCTCTTTAGACGCATCATGTATTCGACGTCTGGTTCGGTTCCGAATTTACCTGGTAAAATTATTCTTGAGGCTGGAATGTTCATTGATGTCATAAGACCTCCTTGAGGGACTATCATCTTGACAACGTACAAAGTGTCAGATGCGGTTGGGGATAAAGAACCAGTTTGTTCGACACTTAATCCTTGTTGAATTCCAATTGTATTAGGAGAGATGTTCAGGTTGTTAACGTACAATTGAGTTTCATTGAAAATAACAGTTTCCCAATTCTGTTGATTACCACCAGTTCCACTAAAATCAAGGAATCCTAAACCACTACCTCCAACAGTCGATATAAACAAAGTGTTCAAATCAATAGGTGTTGAAGAAACAGTAGTAACTACGAAGACTCCTTCGCCTCCAGATTGCAAAAGAACCATTCCCTCTTGAGTCATTCCTGCACTAGGATAGAATGTTTTCATTTCTCTGACATATCCACTTAAGTCGATAGTCCCTTCCCAAAATAAGGTAGTATTGCCTAATGCGGCTGTCCATCCATTAATTGAAGAGGTATCAGTCCATATTGGATCGGCTACTAGTTTAGATACTGCTGTAGGTGGAATTTCAATTCTAAGTGTACGTGTTTCTTCATCCATAGTATCATCTCATCTTCTTTGCTACTTTATGCGCTTCCTTCTGGGCTCGCTTGAATCCGTTCTTTGCCCAGGCTCCGGACTTGAGTTTGTATTTTCCTGCGACTCGCTTGAAAGCCTTACCGTACTTGATAGAGTAAGCGCTAGCCTTCCGCTTCGCCTTCTTTTCAAGAGGGGCAGCCAGTTGGCTAATCGGTGTAGCAATATCAGTAGAGACGCCAGCACTAACTAACAACTCCTGAAGAAGTTTACAAGTTTCGCATGCCATAAGGAATCCTTCCTCATTGGTCTGCGGTACTCTGGATAGCAATGGCCATCCAATCCTTGGTCGATAGTTTAACTACACGTGCTCTAATTCTAGCGGTTAAGTGAACATTGGCTGTTGATACTGCCCCTGCTCGATACTGGCCAGTAATGAACAAAGTATCATTTACTACCAAGAACGCTTCAGACAGATTTGCTGGACCGAAGTTATCTGGGTATAGATCGTTTGTGTGAGTTGCTTGGTTGGCAGTGTTATCAATTTGTAAATTTCCAGATGCGACTAGAGAATGATTGTCTGCACGTACTAATACTGATCCAGGGTTTTGGTCGACTAGTTGAGTAGTCAAAGCAGAGTCTACAGATGAAACTGAAGACAATAGACCACCGAAGGAGTCTTGGACTTGCCAGATGAAGTCGACTTCTTCTATTGCAATTGCTTGACCTGTTGGCACATTAACATATGCAGATAGATCAACGGTTCCTTGCACCGTAGTTCCATCCGCAGAAGCAGTTGGAATAAGTACAGATTCAGTCAGGTAAAATGAGCCGGTTACGGATTTGGTCATACCCAAGGCTGGGCTCGACGGTGTATAAAGTAAACCTACTGTACTTTCTGCACCTCACTTCATATCTCCGCGAGCGTAGCGAGCCAATCTTCTTTATTCCTCCACCCCCACCCTCCTCCTAGTTTCTACCCCCCTTATTATCAGTCAAGTAACTTTTTCACACTGATTCAGTTTCAGTTTAGTTTCAGTTTTGG